CGATCTTGCCCCCGCCCGCGTTTGTAAGTTTCGCGTCAGGATTGGCGCATAGAGTTCGTTCTGTGGCGCCGATGTCCGGTGCCGGTGACAGGAGTAGACGAGATGGAAGCACGGATCGAGATCGTGAACGTGGGCGCCGATACCGCGCGCATGGTGATGGTTGAGTTCGCCGACCTGGAAGCCGCGCACGCCTACGCTGCGGGCTATCCCGGCGCCTATTGGACTGACCTGCAGGTCGCTGACGACAACGTGATCGAGATCGTGATCGCGGTCGAGTGACCTTAGCCGCTCGCCCCGCGTGCGGGGTTATGGCGCGCGGTTTGCGCGGATAACGATAGGAGTGATGACGATGAAACCCCGACTTACTGACGCCGAACTCTGGCAAGCCACGGTCGAGGCGGAAGCGCGCAAGTCTGACAGCAACTTGCCGCTTGACGCGCGCATGCGATCGTTTGAAACCTTCACGCAGTGTTTGCGTGAAGCTCACAAGCGTAATTACGACTATTCGAAATTGCGCGGTGCCGCTAATGCCGAACTGCTGCGAGAACAAGCCCAGCTCCGCGCCCTGAGCTGGCAGGATTCGCGCGTCACGGCGCGACTGGAGACTCTGCATCGCCTGTTGTCGTCAGATTGACGTCAGCCTATCCCCCGACACTACACCCGCCCCGCACCGGGGCACACTGGAGAACGACGATGACATTGACGAAGACACAGCAAGCGCTAATCGAGCGCGCCAAACTGTATGGCGGACAAGCTGCCATTGACTGCGGTAGTGGACGCGGCGCCCTTGGCGGGCGCATCAGCTTTGGCAGTCGTGAGCGTGCCGCGTTGCACAAGCTGGCCGAAATGGGCTTGGTTGAGATCACCAACCGCATTAAGGACGTGGATTACAGCCGCGGCAACAGCATCCACACCACCACAACCGTATACCGCTTGGTGCCATCCGACGACCAGTTCCTGGCCGCCCTCGGCCCTTGCGGCCGATAGGAGAGCCCCGTGGACGACACCCCCCTGACCCTCGCCGATGCCCTGTTCGCCTGCGTGCTGGGCCTTGCCCTGGGCGCCCTGGTGGCGATCGGGTTCTGACACTGACGATAGGAGAGACACCATGGAATTCCACCGAAACATGCTGCCCAGCTTAGGCGTTAGCTATCACGGTTTTGAGACTTACCACGAAGCCCGCCGCTTTGCAGCCTGGGCGCAGCGCGTAACCCGCCTAGATCGGTATCCGTGTGACGCTTACGTCACGCGCGAAGATGACCGACAAGAGTGGGAGCGCTGGCAAGTGAAAGTGACCAATTGGTGACCCCGACCCCGACCCGGCCCACGCAGCCCCTACGCGGGCCTGTGTGGCCTTTCCCGCTTGCGCTGCTAGATTACCCCAGCCAGCCGCCCTGCGCGCGCCCTGCGCCGCGCTATAGCCCGCCGCCGCCGGACACGCCAGCGGCTTTGTTTTGAGGATCCGCCTCATGCCCCTAGCATTCAAAAATCTTCAACGCCCGCCCGAAGACCTAGCGCGCGGCCTCGCTGCTGCTGCTGCGGTGTTCGAGCGGGCCGGTGTCTCGCCCGAGGTGGCGTACCGGCACGCGCTATTGCGCCGCGACGGGCTGATTTTCTCGCCGCCCTTGGTGCGCCTCTGGTACGCAGCAGAGGATGCCGCCGTGCGCACTGCCTGCGGCTCCTGGCGGGATGCGCCGCTCGCGGCTGCACTGGAGGTCGAACCGTGATCGCCGCGCTGATCGCGATCCTGATCGCGCTGCTGCTGGCCCTGCTGCTGGACCTATAATGCGCATGCCGGCCTGCGGGCCGGTCGTCTGTCTCCTCGGGTGAAAACCCGTTCAGCCCCCGGTTGAGTTCGCTCCCGGGGGCTTTTTTTCAGTCGTCGGCAGTGCGTCGGAACGCGTGCACGGTCGCAGTGTGCGCCGTCTCCGCAGCATCCCGGGCCTCGGTTTTCGTGCCGCGCCAGTCTGGCGACAGCCAGATATGCCGGCGCGTGCCGTACCGTTTCGTTTTCACTAGCCCGACGTCGGTCCACCCGCATTCAGCCAGCGCGTGCAGCAGCGCAGGCACGTTGAGCCGGACATTCTGCGGCGCGTGATCCTGCAGCCGATCCACGACGGCCTGCCACGGGCCGCACGCATACCCGTGCCGAAACTCCAGCGCTTTCTTCTCGATGCGCTCGACCAGCCACGATTCCGCGCCCGTGCGCGCGCTGCCGACCATGATCGTTTTGGCGTCGGTCCACGGCGGTGTTGCGGCCGGATTGAACCGGCGCACGTCACGCTGGCGCAGATACGCCGCACCGGCCTGCAGCCCACCGGCCTTGAAATAGGCCCATAGGGCAAGCGAATCCTGCTCGCGCATTCTTGGCGCATCAGTCCACGTCACCCACCAGCGCCGATCTTCCGACGGAATTGCGATAGCGTCCCGATAGTTCGTCATGCCTATGACCAACGATTGATTCACGACCGATATGGGATGCTGGCCCTTGCGCTGCACCGTCAGCAGTTCCGGCGGCGCGGCCAGGATCGGCTTTAGCCGGTTTTCCAGCGCGCGGCGGTCGATGGCCTCAGACTGCCGCAGTTCATTGAAGATAATTACCTCGTTTTCGAGGAAATAGCCCCATACCTGCTGCAGTTCTGCGGCCTCGACGCTGGTGCAGTTGGTTTTGTTTTCGCCGCCGATTGCGTACAGGAGCGGCGCGACCATGCTGTCCTTGCCCGCGCCAGGCACGCCGCCTATCAGCAGCGCGTGATTGATTTTGACGCCAGGATGCTGGACCTTGTATGCCATCGCGTCCAGCAGGTGCTGCCGCTCTGCAGGGTCCGAGATCAGTCGCTCAACGTGCGCCAGCCACGGGCCGGGATCGCCGCCCACGCAGTCCGGGCGGGCGTTACGCCACTTGTTCCCGTAGACCTGCCCGACGTGCTCGCACAGGACCGCGCGCCCAGGCGCGTAGGTGATGCCCTGCAGCATCCGGCCACGCATCGCCGCGCGGTTTTCGTCGTAACTGGTGGCCGCCTCGACCCGGCGCGCCCCGCCTGATGCACTGGCGTGAATCGAGTGGCACCGGACGTGCCTGTACAGCGCGTTGAACGAGTTGCGCGTGTATTCCACGCACTGCTGGACGTCGAAGTAGGCATCGTCAGGCACGACGTACGCAAAACGCTTGTGCCACTCGCCGACCTCCAGTAGGGACGGGTCACGCTCGTCTGCTGCGGCCTGCGCCTCGGAGTGCTCCTGCGGTTCCGGCCCCGCCGGTTTCGGCGGCTCGGGTTCCGGCTGCTGCGCAAACACGCTGGTGCGTGGCGCGATCCAAGCCCGTGCGTCCTGCCAGCTGGCGAACCCAGAATCCGCAGCGTCCCAGCCGTCTGGCATCCCTGCCGGGTCTATGACCTTGACCTCGGGGCACCGCTCGGCCAGCATCGCCGCCAAGCGCTGCATCGTCTGAATGCCCGCGTCGTCGGCGTCGGGCCACAGGAGCACCCTGCGCCCGTGGACGGGCTTCCAGTTCGCCCGGCTCACTGCCTGACCTCCACCAGGCCACGTCGTCACGACGTACGGTCCGCTGAACCCCGCCGCAGCGTCTGCGGCTTTCTCGCCCTCGACGATCAGGACCGGATCGGCACTGCGGGCCTCGAGTTCCTGTAGCCGGTACAGCGGGCGCGGAACCGGCCACTGGCCCATGCCCCACCGGTCGCCGTCCCAAGTCCACGGCACGATCTGCTTGCGCTGCCCAGGCGGGTCGTACCGGGCGACGTATCCGAGCGTCTCGCCATTGCCGTCGAAGTACGTCCAACGGGCCGACGGTGCGCCGTATGCCGGGTGGATGCACTCGCAGTCCGCTGCCGCCTCTGGCACTGGCGTGACCACGGTGCGGGCGGGTTTCGTCGGTTTCGTCGGTCGCATTGGCGGCTCGGCCGTGCTGCCGTCGTCGAGCTCGCGGTACGCCTCGCCGGGCGTGAGTTCGTGGATCGCCGCGTACAGGCTGATGAGATCCCCGCCCCGATCACTGGTTGCGAAGTCGGCCCAGCGGCCGCTCAGCAGGTTGACGGAGAGCGAGGTGCCCTCGCCGCCGCTGAGATCGCCGCAGACCCATTCGTGGCCGCGACGCCTGCCGCCGGGGAGCCACTGCGGGACGAGGGTTTCGCTGCCGAGAAGCAGGCGCTGCGCGAGCGCGGAGAAGTCGAGTTTCATGCGTCCCCCAACAGTTTCTGCGCGTCTTCGACACTGCGGCAAACCCCCGCCACGCCTCCGGCGCTGCGGATCGACGCGAGGAACTCCTCCTGCCCAGGCCGCATGCGTCCGGTGCGCGACTTGACCTCGATGGCCAGCGTGCGCCCGTCTTTCAGCGTGCCCATGATGTCTGACATCCCGCGCTGGGTGTTCGCCCGGATGTAGCGCACTGACCCGTCGCGGTTGCGCTCCTGAAACGTGCCGCTGTTCTGCCGCCAAGACATCGCCACGCGAGGATGTCGCTTCAGCAACTGCACGATCGCCCGCAGGATCTCGGCTTCTGACGGCTCCCGCTGTTCTGCCGGCGCCGGCTCGCGCTTGACGCGTTTCTTCGGCTCTGGCGGGATCGGCAACTCCCGCGCCGGTTTGCCGCTGAGTGCAGCGTACAGGTTTTCGGTTGCCTGATTGCGGAGCATCTGCTCGCGCAGGGTGCGTCTGCCTCGTTCTGTCATGCTGCCAGCCTCAAAAAAACAGCGGACCAAATATCATCCGACGCGCGCCGTTTACGGTGCAGGACGCTACCGATCGTCGCGCGGGAAACGCCAAACTCCAGCGCCAGGCGCGACTGCGATTCCTCGCTGCGGGCCAGGATCTCCCGGATCTGATCGTCAGTGAGTTTGCGCCGACGCAGCCCGCTCAGACGGTTGCGCGCAGTCGTGGCTGCGCCCTTGATCTTGCCTGCGGCCGACGCCCGCTGCATCGCGGCTTTTCGAGTCATCACACTGAGGTGAGCGGGATGCACACAGAGCGGCGTGCCGCACATGCATGACGCCACGAACTTGCCCAGCGGCTTGCCCGCCATCGCCTCGGAGATCGTGCGCCGCAGCGAGCGCGACGCCTTCGTCGGCGTGCCGGTAGAGTCGTAATGGCAGCGTGGCACTCGAGTGAACGCCACGCAGGTCATCCCGGTCCATATCAAACACTCGCCCTCTTCCACGGTGCGGGTAAGCATAAGGTTTCGCAGCGCAGGCGGCAGTCCGTCAATGATTGCTTTCGTTTTCTTGTCCATCGTCTGTCCCATCGTTGTCGGGGGCGCAATGATGCCATGCTTGCCGAGTCACGCAAAGCCCGCGTGGAATAGTGGGTTATTGTGTCGATTGTAGTTGACCTTCGTGGGCCATCGTGGCAACATCCGTTCGTCCCCAAACAACACAGGAGCAGACGATGAGAATCAGCCAAGCCTACTACGACCCCGACTACGGCCCGTTCACGGGTCACCCCCATGACCCTCGCAGCGATTACGAGGACATCGACCTTGATTTCGAGCAGGCGAAAGACGAGATCGCCCGCACGCCTCTGTTCGTCGTCGACTGGCTTGCCCACGAGGCAACCGCCGACGAGACGCCCGTAGATCTGCAGGCCGTGCCGGCTGAGTTGCAGCAGGCCACTGCCGATCAGTTGATTGCTCTGGTGTTCGCCGGCCACATCGACCGCATCGTGCCCGCAGTGTATGAGTTGCGCGTGCGCTTTCTGCGGGCCAAAGACGGCGACATCACGTCGCGGGCCTGGGAGCGCTACGAGGACGAGATCAAGCGCGCCCAGTACGACGATTCACACCTTTGGTTTTGAAGGGGCGCAGCATGATCTTAGAAACCGCCACCCAGCGCGATGACGACTGGTACGCCGCCCGCGTCGGCAAGGCCACCGCCAGCCGTTTCCGCGACGCGATGGCCACGCTGAAGAACGGCCAGCCCGCACAGGCCCAGCGCGACTACCTCACCGAACTGGTCGTCGAGCGCCTGACCGGCCAGCCCGTCCAGAAGTTCACCACTGCCGCCATGCTCTGGGGCACCGAGCAGGAAGCCGCAGCGCGTGCCGCTTACGAGCAGAGCACAGGCACTGAGGTCGAGGAGACGGGCTTCATCGCCCACGACACGCTGTACGCCGGCTGCAGCCCTGACGGCCTGGTGGACTGGGACGGCCTGATTGAGATCAAGTGCCCGTGGAACAGCGCGGTCCACATCGAGACGCTGCTGGGCGGTATGCCCACAGAGCACATGCCGCAGGTGCAGGGCCAGATGTGGATCACCGGCCGCCAGTGGTGCGATTTCGTGTCGTACGACCCGCGTATGCCCGAGGCGCTGCAGCTGTACGTCCAGCGCATT